GTGTTGACCCGCTGATGGAGTAGCGCCAGACTACCTCCGGCCCAAGGGCCAGAACCGCTCTGCCCCATCAAAAGCAAAGGGCAGCGAATGCTGCCCTTTTGCCCGTTGCGTTGCCATACCACTAGCCAACTTATTTTTTGCCAAACTGAGATGTAATCAATTCGCCGAGATTCTTCAGGAATTCGACCATCGGAAAGGCGTAGCCTTGGTCTTTTGGCGCCTCTGCTGGCACTGGCCTTACATCTACCTCAGGCTTCCTAGTCGGATCGTAGGGCTTCACATCCAGAGCCGCACGTAGCGTCGCAACCGTGATCACAACTATAGCAATGACCAGAATCGAAATCACCGCAACCGACGAGGTGCTTAAACTAGTCTGATACGAGGAGATCATTGCATACAGATGAGAGCGCTCCGAAGTATGCTTCGAATCTTGATCACTCGTCGATTTGGCGTCGCCCTTCTCCTTGCCATCTTTAGCCTCCTTGCCGTCGTCATCCTTAGGAGTAAGCACCGCCTTCCGGAAGTTTCCCGGAAGCGCCTCATTGCCAGAGTCGCTTGCTAAGGCGGGCTTTGTTCCCACCGCCGCAACCAGGAACTCCGTAGACCCCCTAAGGTGCGCTCCGAAAGCGCAGACAACAGTCCACAGCATATACAGCAGAGCAGCAACCGTGACGACGGTAGCCAAAACTGCACGGAAATGAAGCTTACGAACAAGCTGGACGTCCTGAACAATCGGCGGAAGCCCGTTATCAACTTTATTGCTGAGTTCTGGGTTTTTTTTGATATCGTCTTGGGATAAGTCGCCGCCACCTACTGGCCAGACCACATCATTCATAACAACATTCCAATATTATCAAGGCGATAGCCCATCGCTAACGTCGAGACCCCAAACATTGAAGCCAATTCCTCAACCGTTGAGGCGTAGCCTCTCATTACAACGTTACGAACGGTATCAGCCGGCATTAGAATCTCTGCGGCAAACTGGTTAGCCTGGCGCTCTCTCCAATCGCTGGTCCCAGCATTAAAAGATGTTGGGTAGTCACGTGGCGATGTCCCGTGACCAAGGACAAAGTGTCCGAGCTCATGTGCGATCGTGAAGCGCTGGCGGGTAAAGGAATCTGCACCATTGAATTCGATAAGCGGAATTCCAAGGGGGCTCGAGCGCGCATCCTGAAAATAGCCGCTGTACGGAAAGTCGGGACCATAACGTCGCTCAACCTGTGCGCCCATCCGTCTCGCGATTTCATCTACCCTCACCGGCAGACCGCCGTCCCAGTACATGTGCAGCACATCTGCGGCGGCCGTTTGAGGGTCGCTGGAGAAATTGACGTTGTACATGATGTGGCTCTAGGGAAAGATTCTATTTAAGTCAGAATAGTATCATAGTCAACACTTTCCAACCTGTTTCAAATCATTTCACACCGTTCCACATCGTCTCAACTCATCCCACGCGACCGGCTCGACTGCCGTGCGAAAGGTCGGTATTTCAATCCTCAACCAACTGCATCATCGCCTGCTCAAGGCGCTTCGCGGTCACAATACGATCTGCGTCCAGAGCCTCCGGATCGTGCCACGGTGCCGGGCAGTTCTGCTCCGTCGCCCTATGCGACTCCTCGAGATACTCACGCGAGAGCCGTAGCAGCAAGCGCGCTTCCCAAGGCTGGAACTGCACACCTAGAAGACGCTGCGCCGCCTCCACCTCACTCGGCATCAGCGGCCCAGCCCCCATCCCGGCAGCCATCGTCGGTCCGAACTCGAACAGATAGTCGACGAGGTACCGCCCCCATTCCAGGGGCGGCATGTCTGGCGTCACACCTTCGTCCTCGAGTATCTGGCGGCGTGACTTTTGCGGCGCCGGCGGGCTACCAGACGATTGCGGCAACTCGGGCACGGCGCTAAGCCATGCCGCTTGCCGCACGTAGATGGCAAGCGCGTCGGCGCCGCTGTTTAGAAATTTGCGAAGTCGGCGTGGAACTCGGCGACCTGCTGCGTGAACCAGCCCATCTTCGGGTTGCTGTACAGCGTGTGAGGATCCACCGGGAAGTTCTCGATGCGCACGGTGACGGCGGCCAGTTTGTCGGCGCGCTCGGCCAGCTTACCATCGGCCGTTTCCTTCACGGCTTTGCCGCGCATTGCGGCGAAGGTCTTGGCGGTAGCCGCGGTCTCGATCTTGTGCTGCGCATTCAGCGCTTCGCGCGTGCCCGGGCTGCGGATTTCGACGCGGACCGGCTGGCCATTGACCAGCAGCGGGCCATCGCCGCGGATGCTTTGGATCTCGAGGACGGCGGTATCGCGCGCCTCGAAGTCGGCCAGGTTGAACGCTGCAGCGGTGGTATCGGTGTTGTATTGATGGTTCATTGTGAGTTCCTATTCGCAGGGATAAAGAAATGCCCGTGCGCGGCGCGCCCTCCCTGCGAAAGGAGATGCACGCCGCGTCGGTGCCTGGGTGGCCGAAGCCGAAAGGATTAAGGTGCCGGGACCACGACCGGCTTGCGGCAGATTGCGAGGTCGATGTTGCGCTTCTGGACGTCGTTGACTTGGCCGTCGACGAATTCAGCCTTCGACACCAGCACGTCGAGGTAGTGGATCGCACCGCTCGGATAGGTCAGCTTGGCCGAGTAGCGGGACGTGGACTCCGAAGCCGCGTCAAGCAGCGCCTGGCCGGCGTCCGAAGGAATGCTGCCCAGGCTCAAGTTCATCGTGCCGTAATCTTTGCTGCCCTTAATCTTGGTGACGACAGCGGTATCCACCGGCGTGAACGTCGCGATGGTTGCGGTCACCCCGTGGTTACCGTAGTTCTCGATGGCGCCGATCAGGGTGTAGGTCATCGTGGTTGCGCCGTAGCCGGCTTGGTCGTAAGTCGCCGGCAGCGATGCCGAGATGGCCAGGGTTGCGCCGGAAAGGCTCTGCACAGTGGTTGGTGCGGTCATTTGCGTTCCTCAATGAAAAAAGCCCGCTCGCACACTGCGATACGGGCGGACTAGTGAAGCGATCGGGTGCTACTCGTTGAAGGTGACGATGAAGTCAGATGTGCCCATGTAAATGCCGGCGGCGTCGTCGCGGATATCGGGCCCATCGCCGCCCGATTGGATGCTGTCGAGATCAACCCTGTTGATAGTTCCGCGCATCGGCGGTAGCGCCTTTCGAACAAGCTGCTGCAGGGCGTCCTGCTCGGGGTACGATTTCGCGAACACCGTCACCTGTACTCGCGACGTACAGAACTGCGTAGGGCCGCGCACGACAACTGCGCGCCGCTGTGTCGAGATCTGCGATACGACCACGGCCGGCAATTTCGAACCGACCTCAAGACGGCCTGCAACGATCCGATCAGACGGCACGAGAGCAGTTAGCCCTGCATCGTTCGAAAGGAGAAACCGGACCGCCTTGACTGCGCTGCTCATGCCGGCCCGCCCAACTGGTCGACAGCCGCCGGCGCAACAACGCGCTCTACCTCTACGCCGCCGGCGCGCAACTCGTCGATCAACGCTGCGAGGCCGATCGACAAACCGGGGTAGCGATCCCAGTCCGAATCCACATCTGCGTAGAAGTGTTCGAACGGCTCGGGATCGAAGCCAAGCAGCAGGATTTTCGCGGCGCCGAACATTGCGGCCAGGCGTATAGCGGCGAGGCCGTTATTCCGGATCTGGACCACGTGACCAGGCGCGAGTGTCACGGTCTCGTGCGCGATGTTCAGGTAAGCGGCATCGAGGTCGCACTCTACCCCGCAAACGCGCGTGCCAGTGCAGACCGCGGACTCATCCCAGAAGCCAAAATTAGGCGGCCCATCCAGCGAAAGCACGTAGTCGGCATCCAGTGCCAAGCGGAACGCGCGGCGCACTGCGATGCGCGGCAGATGCTTGACGCTTTCGGCGAGCTCCTGCGTCAGGCTACGCCCGGATGCAAGGACAGCGACCGTCTGGCCTTGCCAGATCGGCGAAATTTTCAGTGGTGTGGTCATGAAGTCTTTCGAGAAGTACGCTGCTTGCTATGCTTGCGTCGAGAAGCTCTCGAGCATGAATTCCACATGGCGCCTGTCATCCAGTTGCGCAGGGCCGGCGATGATGATCATGACGCGATCACCTCGCCCGTGAAGAGTGACCCGCATTCCGGTCTCGATCCGCTCGTCGGCCCGGATGCGTAGTCTGGTCCTCGCCGCAGTCGTGATCAGTCCGCTCGCATTGGTTTCGCCCCCTCGGCTTGGGAGGATGTCTTGGATATTGGCCCAGATGTGGTCAGAGACCACCTCCCACCCTGGAGCACCTTCGAGGGCACCGCCGAAATCGGGATCGCGCAGTGCAGTGCGCTGTTCGATCGTCACTTGGTCATCGAGTCGAAAAGCTGCCGTCATCCATACACCTTTGCGCGGTCGAGCAAACGCGCCAGATACTGCGCGTTCGAATTCGGGTAGTACTCGGCTTCCAGCATGCCGAGGATGTATTGCTTGATCGCCGCGGGCACGTCTGCGTCACGCGGCCCATACCCGCATACGTACTGCACCTCGACGGCATTGATTCGCGCCGCCGTCAGTGGCCACGCACGGCCCGGCGCCGGCACAACGTAGCCAGGTTCGCTCTTGTCGTCTACAAGATAGTCTTGTGGATCGAGGATCTGCTGCACCCCGTTGACGTCGTAAAACATCACGTGATCGACGCTGATCAGCGGCGGATTCGGTAGCCTGATCGCGTCTGGGAACTTATCCAGCGTCACGGCCCAGGTTTGGGTGATGAACGCCCGGCCCGTCGCGTGTTCGGCGCCCTCGGTGATGCCTTGGACTTTCTGCGTGATCTCCGCATCGAGCGATGTGCCGTTAGCCCGTGCAGAGCGGCGCGCGGCATCCAGCGGTATGGCCAGCGCCGCCGGCGGGGCGACCAGTCGTGTACTCATCAGTTATTTCCTTTGCGTTGCCGCTGCCTCGGCCGCACGTTAGCGAGCCGGGCAGCGGCATCGGGGCTCATGGAATTACTGCGCCTTGGGCTTGCGGCCTGGCTTGCCGGGTGCCGGCGTTTCGTCAGCGCCTGCACCTGACTCCAGCGACGGACCGAGATTGGCTTGCGCGTCACCCGCAGCAGACGCCTTCGCGGCGCTAGTCTCCTCGGCAAAGCCAGCCTCAATAAGGGCCTGCGCAAGCGCCCTCTCACCCGCCGTCGCGCCAAGGTCATACTCGACGCCCGCCTCGTATGTGACAACACGGATGCCATCAACCGAGCCTGGCACCGCGCTCAACATGCATACCTTCATGGCACTCAGGCAGTCGGAGCGTTGGCAGGCCGGCCGAGTACGATGGTTGCCGAGCAGTCGAGCGTCGGCGAGGTGCCGGAAACGGTTTTCAGAGCGGCACGGATGTAGCGCTTGTAGCCGATGTATGAAACCTGGGAGATCTGATTTGCAGTCGTGATCACCGGCTCAACGCCGCGCAGGTCTTTGTCCGCCACGGCGGTGAACGTGGTGTTGTCGTCGCTCTCTTGCACCTCAAAGGTGAACGTGGGCGAGCCGGTGCCGCCGATTGCGCCGTTCGAGAACACAACCGAGGCGCCGTTGAAACCGGCCAGGTCGACGCCCGAGCCATTGGCAGCCGCGGTACGGGATGCCGGGATCAGCGTCTGCACCGGCTTGATGTTGGATTTCAGATCACGCATGGAGAATTCCTTGTGTTTGGGTTGCGAGACTCCCCGGCGCTAAGCCGGGGATCATTGGCATCAGGCTGAGATCTTCAGCTTCTTGCCGGCTTCGGCCTGGCGCACGCCACCGCCAACACGCTTGCGGGCGCGGAACACGACGAGGCCATCGTCCGCTTCGGTGACATAGTCGGCCGAGAAGGAGATCGCCACGCGGTCAGCGATGACGTACAGCTTCTTCCAGTCCGCGAACACGACCGGGTTCGAATTGGCTGCGATGTTCGGCATGTCGGCCATTTCGACGTACGGAGCGCCATTGATAGTGTTCGGCACGCCGTTGGCGATACCGGGCATCCACAGGTACTGGCCGTTGTTGTCTTTCAGCTTGCGGATCTCACCGAGGGTCAGGCGGTTCATCCCGAACACGGCGTTGCGCGCGTATGCAGTTTTCAGACCGTAGAACAGGGCCAGAATGCCGTCGGCGGTGATCTTCGAGGCATCGCCGCTCTTGATTGCTTCGATGTCCGCGTTGGTCAGGATGCCTTCCATCTGGCCGACGCCGGAGCCGCTGATCGACTCGACGCCCTCTTTCACCGAGAACTGATCCGAGGCGTCTTCGCGCAGTTCGGCGAACAGGTCGTAGTCGGAGTCTTCCAGCATTTGCTGCGACACCTCGATGCGCGCGAACAGCTCTGGCGCCTGGAACTCCAGCATGCCGTATGCCGGGTCGCCGGTATTTGTTCGACGCTGCGTTTCGCCGACACGGGTCGCGGAGCCATTGCCTGTCTTCTTGCGCATCTTCAGGCTCGGGCCGCCGATGGTCCGGACGGTGGCCAGCGAGCGGATCGGGGTCATCTCGATCACGTTCTTGATGATGTCGGCCTGCAGGTCCGGCGGAGCCAGCAGATAGCCGCCGCTCGCGTCATCACCCTTGACCAGTGCGTTCGAGCGCTCGCGGATCAGGGACATGTCAGCCGCGTTGCGGTTCTCCGGCGACGCGCGCAGGACGCGGTTGAAGGCGTCGAGGTATTCGCGGGCCGCCTTGGCCTTCTCGCCATCGGCGCCGCCCATGCCTGCGCGATTGGCGATTTTCTCGATCGCGTCCAGCTGCTGCTGCATCGCCTTGTTTTGCTGGTCGATCAGGACCAACTTCTGATTCGTGTCCTCGTGCTTGTTCAGGGCCGCGTTGATCTTTTCGAGCTTCGCGTCCAGATCCGCACTGTGCTTCTTCAGGTTCGCGTCGTTCGTGTTCTTGAACTCGGTGAACGCTTCCATGACTTCTTGAACGGCGTCTTTGTCTGCCATGTTTATTCCTTGATGGTGGAGGTGAGTTGTTTGATGCCTTGCGCGAGCCGGCGTACGGCTGCGTTCTGCTTATCCGCAGGGTCCCCACCATCTCGGAGGGGCAGTTCTGACGGTTCGGGCGGATCGTCGCGATTCACCCGCGACATCGCAGCGGCGGCGATGCGCTTTGCTTGCGCGTGCGAGAGCCCTTCTCCGTCACGGAGGAAGGCTTCGAACTCGCGAATTTCGGGGGTTCTGGCCGACGCCAGCAGATTGCGAGGCGTGTTCTTGAAGTGGTTCAGCATCGCCGATGCGGCCGCCTTTTTCTTCTTGGCCGGCACCATCACGTCTGCAAAGCCGGCATCCACTGCGGCTTGACCAAGAAACCAAGTTTCGGAGTTGACCCAGGTTTCGAGGTCGGCCCGCTTGGCACCAGTTCGGGCCTCGTAGATGTTGATCAGGCCGGCCTGCAGTTGATCGAGGACATCTGCCTCTTTACGAAACGCGTCGGCGTCGCCCCACATGCCGGACCACGGCTTGTGGATCATAAGATTGGCGCCCTCACTGATCCGGATTTCATCGCCGGCCATTGCAATGACGCTGGCGATCGAGGCAGCGATGCTGTCGATGTGGACGATGATCTTCGACTGATGTCGCGCGAGCGCCTGATAGATCGCAAGACCCTCAAAAACCAGCCCGCCACCGCTATTTATCCGCACATTGATAGTGTCGACGTCCAGATCGGCGATCTGGTTGGTGATCGACTCCCCGGTAATGCCTTCGTCCCACCAGCCGCCGCCAATGTCGCCGTAGATCAGGATCTCGGCCTCACTGTCGCCGGCATTCGCGTTGATACGCACGTGGCCAGGCTTCAGGGCCATCCTATTTCGATGCCGGAACGAGCCGGCGTCCTGCGGGTCTTCTTCCGCCAGCTGCGATAACACAGCATCGAGGTTGTCGCGCGCCTCGCGCAGCAGACGCTCGTTTTCAGCGGACAGCACGCGTCCTGCAGCCTTGTGCTGCATATTCGGTTGTGGCATTCGGGATTACTCCTGGGGAGCTGGTGTTGCAGGTTCGGCGGGCTTGGGCTCGCCTACGATGTTGGCTGGGATGCGCAGTCGGTTGCTTGCCGGGTCATCGTCCGGATTGCGGTCAAGCAGTTCGCGGCCCTCGTTAGGTGTCAGGATCCCGCCGTTCACATAACCCAAGATCACGTCCTTGGTCTGGCTCGCGGAGCCGCGGAGCATGCCCTCTTCGGTGAAGTTGAAGTAGTAGCCCTGGCCCTGCTCTTCGTCAGACAAGAGACTGATCACTGCCGACTGTTCGAAGGCTTCCCACCGCGGCGCCAGACAATCCTCCCGGTGCGCACGGTTCATCTCCTCGGCGCTGGCGAAGGTTGCGGTCTTGTCTGAGTAGCCAACTTTGATCGGCAAAACACCGAAGAACGAACAGATTTGCTCAATCTGTAGCTTGCGCGTTTCGTTGGACTGCGCGTCCACGCTGCTCATCGACGTGTTGAGGAATTTGGCATTCCTGTCGAGGATCATCGGCTTGCCAGCGTTCTGCAAACCGGCAAACTGCTTACCCACCCACGCACTCAGATCGTCATACTGCTTCTTGTCGAGCGTCCCCTCGACGGAGTAGACCCCGCTATTGAGGATGCCATTCTTGTGCAGCCTGGCAACGGCTTCTTCGGTTGCCATCGCCAAGCCGATCGACTCGCGCGCCAGCTTGATGACATCCAGACCCTCGACACCGTCCATCGTCGGGCCGCGCAAATGCCAGATCTGCTTACTCGTGAATGTCCGAAAGGTGCCATCGATGCCGATGACGTCGTACAGGATCTCCCAGGTCGTCGGATCCCGTCGCGTCACCACCTGCCCAGGCGCGAACGGGATCAACTCAAGCAACCGGCCTGTAACGCTCCAGTTCTTGAATACGAAGGCCTGTCCGCACAGCTCGATGTGCCATGCTAGCATTTGGCGGAATTCAAAGCTGGTTTGCCAGTCGTTGGGCTTCAGAGCCAGGAGTCGATACAACGGATGCCATTTAGCCGGCACCCGTTTGCCGTCCTTCTCCTGCATAAGCTTGAACGGAACCTGAGCCAAGCCATTACCGATAACGCGGCAGCAGGCAAATACGGTAGCAACTTGTATCGCGGTCCGAACCGTCACGGCACGGCCGGTGGCGGATGAGATCCAGCCGGCCATCTCACGCCAGAACGGCTCCGCGACCGCCTGATTGCGGCGGCCTGATTGAATGAAGAATGACATCAGTCTTCGTCCTTCTCGGTCGGCGCGCGGCGCGCAGCGCAGACGCCACCGGCCACCAGAAGGAGCCCCGCGACAATAAAGCCAGCCGCCACGTGCAGCAGTCCAGCGCCATAGGACAGCGCCCCGGCGCCGCTTACGATAAGGGCGTCGGGAATAACCGTGACTAGTTTTTTCATCAGGATTCCCAGAATGATGTTGTTTCTTGCTCGCTGCTAATCGCGCGCGCAATACCCATGATCGAAGCGACAGCGCCGTCAATCTTCTGCTCGGGCTTTTCCTTGCGCGGGTAGATGTTGTCCTTGGCGTCGAGCTTCGCTACGACGTTCGACATCATCCAGGTCAGCATCGGATTGCCGTCGTGATGGACACGTCCAGCCTTGATCGCGCTCTCGAATTCCTTCATCGGGAGCGACAAATTCTTAACTGTCTGACCAAGCTCGACCGCAGTGATGCCGTTCTTCGTTAAACGCTGCTCCAACTGCGCGGCGCGGTACGGGTCAAACACAACTTCGTCCGGCCCGTATTCGGCCACCAGGGCCAGCATGTCTTCCTCGATCAGGTCGAAGTCGATCTCGGCGCCGTCGTGCTGCTGCAGGAACCCCTCGATCACCCACTTTCGATAGGCGTTTGCGTTCTTCTCCGCGCCTTCGATCGCAGCCTCTGGAAGATAGTAATCACCGAATAGGTAAAAGTGCTGCTTGCCCTCGATCTCGCGAACGAAGATCAGCATCAGTACGCAGACGTCCGATCGGCTGGCCAGGTCTAGGGTCAGGTAGCAGCGCTCTCCCTTGAACTGCTCGCGGCGCAGCGTAAGGTCCGCACACTTCGCCCACTCAAGCATGTTTAGCCAAGCCGACTTTGCCGAGCACCAGATGTTTAAGTGCTTAGTCTTGAAGCGGACCTGCTTCGATGCGCTCTGCGTCGCTTGCCTCTGCTGCGACAGTAGGAAGTCTTCGTCGACCGAGATGCCGTAATTCGGGTTGGCCTTGCGAAGGGCGGCTGGACTAGTCCAGTCGTCGCCCTCGTCGATCGTGTAGATCAGCGCAAACAGCTCCGGGTCGTCCAGAGTCCCTTCAAGTACCTTTTTGGCCTCGATCTCTTGATCGTAGCAAGGGCCCGCGATGTTGAAGCCGGCCGTGGTGATCATGAGCAGCAACGGCTGCTCACGCGCGCCCATGCCGGTTTCCATAGTGTCGACCAAGTCGGACGAATCGTGTTCGTGGTACTCGTCCACGATCGCACACGACGGTGAAGCTCCGTCACCCGGCTTGCCGATTACAGGCTCGAATCGCGAACCATCAGCCGGAACCAGGAGCGACTTGGCCCAAACCTCGGCGCCCAAGGCCTCCTGCAGTTCCGGCGTACGCTCCAGCATCTGCTTAGCGGGCCGGAACACCTCCCAGGCCTGCGCTTCCGTGGTCGCGCCCGAGTACACCTCGGCGCCGAACTCGCCGTCGACGGAGAACATGTACAACCCGATACCCGAGCCGATGATCGACTTGCCGTTCTTCCGCGGGACAGCGAAGTACGCGCGACGATACCGCCGGCGATCGTTCTTTCTGATCTTCCAGCCGAACAGCGTCGTGAAGGCGAAGCACTGCCAGGGCTGCAGCTCAATCAGCTCGCGCTTACGAGCCCACTTGCCTTTGGTGTGAGGCATCAGCGACAGGAACGTACAGACCTTGTTGGCCGCATCCTCGTCGAAGTAATACGGGAATGCCTTGCGGCGGCTGGCCTTCAGGTCGTCCAGGTGCCGCTTGCAGGCCAGCTTCACCCACTTGCACGCGACGATTTTCCCTCTGACGACTGCCTGCGCGTATTCCAGTGCCGTGCCGACGTAATCGGCCGACATGATCAGTGCGCCTTCTTAGGTCCACCCATGAGGGCGGCGAACGGATTGGTTGGCGTCTCTTTCTTGGCTGAGACGCGGGATCGATCAGCCGGGGTCATGCCAAGCACAGCGAGAGCCGTCCGGATCTGCGCGACCTGGGCCGACGTCACCTCGGCATCCGGCTGCGCACGGAACTGGGCAATTAGGCGCGCTGCCAGTTCGACCGCCATTCGGTCGGTAGCCTGCAGTACGGTCGCTGGTAACACGCCGACGATCTCGGCCCAGACTGCCTTTTGCTTGACGTAGAAATATTTCGGCGGGGTCGGGTCGAACGCGCCGGCTTCGAAATCCTCGCGTCGTCGCGCCGGATCTTTGTCGAAAGCACCCCGCGCCTCCAGCACCGCCGAAGGGGTTCGGGGTTTGGGCATGCTACGGCCCTCCTACAGGGTCAAATTCTGAATCGCGGAAATATAAAAAAGACTGGGATGACGGTCTAGGGGCGAAAAGCCCCGAAGATCAGAGGCGCCCGGCCCGTTCGGCGGCGGTTTTCGCCCGATGGCAGGCCGCGCACACCGCCTGCAGGTTCGAATCGTCGTCGATTTGGTCGCTGGACCAGCCCAGGTCACGCGCCTTGGCCTTGCTGACCTTGTGGTCGACCTCACTAGCAATGAATCGGCACTCCGGCCCACCGATCTGGCACAGGCCGCAGTCCCGCGCCATGATTCGCTCACGGCGCTTCTGCCAATCGTAGCCGTACCCGCGCTGCGCGCTGGTCTTATCGCTGTGGCTGCGCACCCATCCAGACGATTGCTTGGCGTGCTTATCGCAATAGCCCGGCGCGTCGATGAGTGCACCGCACGCAACCTTCCTGCAAATTGATTTCGGCCGGACTGGCATGTATGCCCCTTCAACGCTAGAGCAGCATCCCTTTTCTCTGCATGTAGTCAACCGGGTGCTTCGCGCCCTTGCTCAGGTTACACACTGCTCGCAGCAACTGCATGTTGCTATCGACGTTCTGCCCACCCAAAGCGAGGGGCATAATGTGATCGAGGTGATAGTCGGCGCCCAGTGGCTGGCGACAGCACGCGCAGCGACCACGCTGCAGCTCATATAACTTGATCTTGATATTCGGTGAGAGCTTCCCGCCGTTACCCTTTTTCCGCGCCCGTCTGTTGCGATTGATGGTTAGCCGCGCCTCAGGATTAGCGGCCTCCCATCGCGCGTAGTTCATGCGCCGCCGCTCAACGTTTGCGGCACGCCAAGCAGCTGCAACCTGCGCTCGCCGCTCTTTGTTCTTCTCGTGCCACGCCCGATTCATTTCCTTGTGATAGGCTTTATTAGAGTGGTACGAGGCCTTAGCCTTCTCGCGGTAGTACGCCGCGTTCCGCTCATAGTGCTCGGCTTTCGTCTGCCTTATCCGTTCAGGGTTGGCCTTCCTGTAGCGCTCATCAACTTCTCTCGCGCGATCTGGATGGCGCGCTCGCCACTGTGCGGACCGCCTCGCGGCGCCATCTGCTCTGCATGCCTTGCAAGACCCTCGATACCCGTCCTTACACGAGGACGCCTTTTCGAATGCCGAAAGCGGCTTGGATAAGCCGCAGGTTTTGCAGAGCTTAATAGCGATCGAGGAGGAGCCAGAGATTGCCGAATCTATCATTTGCGTTTCGCGCCCCACTCGCTCTACTTAGCAGACCTTCGACAACACTCGGCAAATGCGCCACGCTGCGGCGAGCGCCTTTAATGGCGAGAGACCATAAGCGCGCCAAGCACGATATGACCGGATGAATCGCTCGTGGAACGGGCGAACCCTGAGCCGGACGACGTTCGATCCATCGCTCATCGCGCACTCCAGATGTCATGCACTTCGCCCAGGTCCGGATATCGGGTAGCAGGCGAGTCGAATGCACGGCGTCGCGTCGCAGACAGGAAGCTGCGGAACATGCCGCGCACGTTCTCGGGAAAGGTTCGCGCCAACTCGACGAACGTCATGCCGGCTGCGCCGTAACCCTTCGCGTGCAAGATGCTCCTGGCGTCCTCGCAGTCGACCAGATGCGCAGCGATACGATGGAGTCGCGCGGGGTCAGCTACCTTCGCCTCGTTTGCATTTGCGCCCAGCACAGCGCGCAGGATCTCGGCGCGGTAGACGTCGACCGGACCTTTCATGCTGCCGACCGCATGCGCTCGATTGCAGCGTTCTCGCGCTGCACCTGAAGCATGAAGCGCAACCAGACGATTTCGTTCTCAACACTCATGCGGATGGCAACCTTAAAAAAAGTACTCAAATTTGCTTACTTTCCTGTTGACTTGGTAAACGTTTTTGTTTACCATAGCATCACTGTCAACGAGAAAAGGAGGTGTAGTGAAGCAGAGTGAGTTCGTAAGGTGGTTAGCCCGCAAGGGCGCCACCTTCACCGAAGGGAAGGAGCACATGATTGCTCATCTCAACGGCGAAAAGGCTCCGATTCCCCGGCATCCAAGCAAGGAACTGAAACAAGGCACGGTGAACGGGATTCTTAAACGACTGAAGCTGAAATAAGGAGGAAGCCCCGAAAGGGGTTCCCCACTCTGCTTGCTACACCTCCGCATTACTACGAAAGGGAACACATGAAATATCCAGCCACCTTCACGCCGGCCGACGAAGGCGGGTTCGTCATTACGTTCCGCGACATTCCCGAGGCGATTAGCCAGGGTGACGACGAGGCCGAGGCGTTGCACATGGCAGCCGATGTTCTGCTGACTGTTATGGATTTCTATTTCGAAGATCGCCGCCCGGTTCCGATGCCGTCCGAGAGGCAGGAAGGCGAGCGCATGATTCCGTTGCCCTTGAGCGCGGCGTCGAAGGTCTTGCTTCTCAATGAGATGCTGGCTCAGGACGTCGGCCCTTCCGAACTGGCGCGCCGTATGGGCACGTCCAAGCAGGAGGCAAACCGCCTAACCGATCTTAAGCACGCTACCAAGATCGACCGCATCGCCGATGCCATGACAGCGCTCGGGCGCGAGTTGGATCTGGTCGTGCGCTGAAATAAAAAGGCCGCCGGCGCATCGCTGCGACCTGGCGGCAAGTCCAAGAGAGAGACTTGGAGGAGACAACTGGAGCGGGCAGCCGGGATCGAACCGGCGACATCGAACTTGGAAGGATCGCGCTCTACCAACTGAGCTACGCCCGCAAATCCCGAAAATTTTCCCTTGACTGGGTAGTCGGTCAATCGAGCGGCGATCTCTTATCGACGACATTTGACCAGCTAGACAGGTGGTCGCCCTAATTCCACCCTCTTCTTATTGAGCGCCACTATTGCCTCATCGCGAGTATCAAACCGCCCTACAAATATCTTCTTGTAGTCCTCGGTGACCTGGACAAAAAAGCGATTCTTGTCCATAAAAATACCAGGCGGCAACCCTGCTGTTTTGTTACGTGAAACACGATGATTCTTTACGTTAACTCTCGCCGGCACAACCCGAAGGTTCTGCCTCCGATTATCGAGACCGTCGCCATTCAAGTGATCGACTGTTAACTGCCTGTCTTTCACGCCCATGATCAATCGATGCGCAATCCCGCCATTTGAGAAGTACGCGTACTTAGTGTTTCTGGAATTGGCGGCATATAAGCTGATGCCATCAAAAAGACTGACATCTTCGTCATCGAGAAGCATCCTCTCCCCTCGCAGTAACGTTATAACTGCCATCACCTCTCCTTGAGCAGCCTTACAAAGCATAGACAGCGACGCGCAAACAACTCAAGCGCAGATCCGACACGTAAAGCAAGAGGCTGCGGTAACGGCTCCTTACGAGAGCCAGGCGCCGACGCTCGCATAAGGCAGCGTTTGCCGCATTTAACCAGTGTGGTGGAGATCAGCGGGGCCAAGCCGCTGCGCGCCGGATGGCTCGACCCAGGTCTATCTGACAAGCGGGCCGTAAACGACAAAACCCGCCATTAAGGCGGGCCAAGTCAAATTCTACAGGCGAGCGCCGGCTTTACTGCGGGCCGGGTAACTCGACTGCCTCGGTTGACGTTGGCGCCGAAGCGCGCATTACGTGGATCGAGGGAATTTGAGCTGAATTATACGTGACATATTTCGACTAATCAACGATTTCATCATCAAAGTCAACCTGACATCCACGGCATTTCATTATTAGTTGAGTCACCTTTGCGCACAGGAAACATAGTTAATATACCTATTCGCGTTTTGGAGCACCACGATAGTCAGACAGAGTGCCAACAAAGTCCTGAACGCTTATATATGAGGGCACACTGACTTTTTCTATTACCGTCGTAACGGGCACGCGGGCGACGACCGTCTCCCCCGCGGAAGAAGCCAGCGTGATTCTCCGCTCTTCCATTGTTGTCACTGTTTTTGTGGTGACGACTGGCCCGGTTGTGTTCGCCGGATTGTCACCCACCCACTTATCAATATCCAAAAATACTGCAGCGATGCCAAAATCGTTTGCCGTATCGCTTGCCTCAACGTGACAGGTAGCACCGACCTTGAATACTGGCGCCGCCGCTTCGCCGTCGCACTTCGTGGCAGTAGATTGATTAGAAACAATGCGTGACAAGATAAGGCTTTGTATCCATAGCCGTTTTTGATGCGTAGGATTTGGCAACGCTGCCGCCGCCCTTATTTTAGCCTCAGGAAAATCTTTCCAAGGAACATCGGCCCTTGAGATATCAACAATACTGTAATCAATAGCATCCTCAGAAGAAAGGCTCGCCGTGAAGGATAGGTATCCGCCACGGGTCGATGCCCCCTGCGTAAGAATCGAATGATATACACTGCCCTCTTTTATCGCCTCTTCACGAGGGGTGAATGCATCCGGGAGGATCGGTTGGTATACGACGTCGTACTTTCCCCCGGGACTTGGAGTGACCACAAGACCAACATTTTCGACTAAGTGGAACCTGAAGTCTGACGTGTTGTTCATGAGTGATCGCCCTGCCCAGTCGTTGGGTAGAGTATGATTTACTTGGGCATCTTGTAATCGCATGCCACCACAGCCCACACAGCCAATTGCAAAGATCAAGGCGAGGCTCACTACTGCTATTTTGTGCACTGTCCACCTCCAACGTATGTCAGAAATCTTCGCTTTGCGTGATCCCGGGACGATGCCGAACGGAAAAATTCGACTTGCTTTTGGAATGGCGCTGAAACAAAAGGTACATTAGAGTTTTGCCGTTGACAATTCCCAATGAATGAAGACTGAAATATTCACAAACGATTGGCGCAAGGCAATTTAAGATTCTCGGCTTTCGGGTATGCGACTTACGACAAATGCATGTCTTCCATAAATTTTAAATTAGGCAACTTTCCGTAATTTCGCGCCGGCCCGCGCGCAATGGGCCTGATGCAGCCCTTCCAGCTCAGACAACATGTCTTTTACACGCTCGACCTCGAATGAGCCTCCAATGATCGGTTCGCGGCCTGTACCAGCACAGTGCGAGCAAGCGCGGGCGGCGGCGATCTTCGTACCGTTGCAGGCTTCGCACTCGCCTTGCAGCCAATGGGCAAGCGACACGCGCGCGATCTTCTCGTAGATGCCGTGCGCTGCCTTGATGTCCCATTCGTGCTTGATCTTGAGCCACTGACGGTCCAGCCCCTTTTGAACGACTACCTTCGTCCAAGCGCGAAGAAGCGCAGCCAGGCTTCGATTACCGGCTTCGAATGTCTTGTGCGAGATGCCGTCGGCGTACTTCGCGCGCGCGAGCATCGAACCGAAAACGCTACCCGACCCACCCGACAGATCCGCGAGCGCCGCAGCTGCAAGCGCCTCCGTCTGGCGGTGCGTCTCGTCGTCCTGCAGGTTTGAGGAATTGAGCGATTGGAGGTACTTTTCGACGAACATGGCTTGCTCCTTGGAATAACATCAGGAGCTTAGCACTCAGCCATATTTTTGCAGGGTGCCCCGACATTTGCCAAACCACAAGTCGAGCCAAAAATATATCGAAGAAAGCCAATTAACCTACTTGGTTAGTATAACCTATTGGGTTATAATTCTTCACATGGAAAAACATACCGCCCACTGCAAGCTGTCCAAGATCAAAGCCCTCATCGAGGCCAACCAAGTCCGCGCCACCCGCGTTGCCTACGACGGCGCTGCACTGGTCGGTATTAGCACTCTCGCCGGCATGTGCGAAGTCGTGATGAGCCTGACGGCGGCGGACTTCTACAAAAGCATGACCACCCACAACGACCACCGCGTCTGGCAGGACGTGTACCACGGCAAGACGAGCGACGGCATTCCGCTCTACGTCAAGCTGACCGTGATAGATGACCTGCTGATCGTATCCTTTAAGGAGCTATGAAAATGAACTGCCCTAACTGCGGGGCAGCGTCCGTCGTCCATGAGACGCGGGACCTGCCTTATACCTACAAGGGTCAGACGACCACCATTCACGGCATCGAAGGCGATTACTGCGATGCTTGCGGGGATGCGGTTTTCTCGCGTGAAGCTGGCGACCGTTATGGTGCGGCTGTCCAGGCGTTTATCAAACAGGTAAACGCCGGCGCAGGGACGCCTGAATTTATTCGTTCGGTTCGCAAAAAGCTGCATCTGGACCAGCGACAGGCCGGCGAAATCTTCGGCGGTGGCGTCAACGCATTCTCCCGATATGAAACTGGCAAGTCCGAGCCATCTTTAGCGCTCATCAAGCTACTCGGATTACTCGACCGTCACCCCGAGCTATTAGATGAGGTACGTTCCAATGATAACAGTTACGCATTAGGCTCTTAATAATACTACTCAAGGAAATAAAATGGCTCGCTGCGCATATTGTAATGAAGAAAAGATTTTAACGAGGGAACACATCATTCCATCTTTCGCTTACGACTTTCAGAAGTCACTTAGCGAATCCATCACAGGATGGAATGAAAAAGCTGAAAAGATGCTTCCAAGTGAAGCACAGATCAAGGATGTCTGCGCAACGTGCAACAATATAATTCTCGGAAAGCTGGATGATGAAGGGAAAAGGCTCCTTAGCGACTCCGGTGTTTTGACGTACAACTTTCAGCAGCCGTCAATAAGGCTTAACTTTGACTTCGACTTACTAGCACGTTGGCTGCTGAAGATTTCGTTTAATTCATCACGCACTGACGGAATTCATGCATACATTTTCGAACCGCACATTGACTACATGTTGCACGGAGTGAATAGGATTCAGCGATCCAAAATCGCCATTTTATCTTACTTTGCTGCACCGGAAATCTTGGATAATGAGGAGCGCTTAAAAGAACCCTACAAAAGCTTGGTTGGCAGCAGCAACGCTCTCAACCCATTTCTAGTGCGTATATGTTATGGATACACCGCAGGCACGAGAAATTATACCTTGCGCATGGTAATATTCGGGCCCTTAGTATTCTTTCTCCTTGTATTTAACGATGGCATATTACCGGGCCACGCTGCGTCCGAAATTAGGCAATTCATAAAGAGAAATCCAGGCGCAGTTGAGCTTGGCCCGAAGCTGAAGTTCGTACAGATGAAGCCAGGACAACAAACTTGGCTTGATCTTTATCAAGATCAGATTATGAGACTCAAGAACAAAAAGCCGTCAAATGCACTCTGGGTAAAGAACCAAGGAAAGAGCAACGCGACTTATTAGATCCAGAACACCATTAGAATTCCTCAACAGCCCACCCGCCGCCGTCCTTCTTCGGCTTCGCCTTGATCGCAATGAAGCGCATCGGGTAGAGGTCGGCGGCAATCTTGATCTTTGCTCGCGCATCGTCGACCCAGTAGCCTTTAATTTCATGCGCCTCCAACGCGCCATCCGCCATCATCACGAAAAAATCCGGTGTATAGAAGGTGTTGTCCGCCAAGCGAAGCTTGATCCCCTCAAACTTGAACCATGCCACCTCGCCGGCAGCGCGGCGCTGCTCAAGCATCTGAGCATACGCCGCCTCCGTCTTGTTCAT